ATGGACCCTATTCTAGAACACCACTTCTATAATATTGCTAACGGCACTGCCAAGGTGAACGAGGATGGGTCACTGTCTACGGTAAGAACCGTAATCGTTGACATCGATGGTCGCCAAACTCTGATCCCAACTATCTGGGACGGAGAGGAACAGCCAATAGACATAGCCATAGATAACGCAATCAATTCAGGCGTTAACTGGCCCAAGGCTTTTGGCGAGAGCGCAGTCCAGCAACTAGAAGAGCAAGACGCTGAGATACACAGCTTCACCGACGAAAACGGTAAGTTGCTTATGTCAGACGACTACACGCCCGAGGAAGCTCAGGAAATCCTAGACGCAGTCCAACAGGGATACGACGACAAGGACGAAGGCGAAGAGTTTGGCCTAAAGGACGGCTTAAAGCTAGCGGGTGCGGCAGGTCTACTAGGTCTAGAGAAACTAGGCGTAGACACCTCACCAATTATTAACTGGTACAAGGGCGGTGATACTGGCTTTGCACTGGGCGGCATAGCAACCGCCACCAAGGGTATCACCACAGAAGAGGGCAGAGAAATGGCAGCTAAGAAGTTTCAATTAGATGAAAAGAAGGCTGATCTGAATGAAAATGGAGAAGTAGACTCCTACGAGAGGGCGCGTGGAGAGGCTATTCAGAAGAACGTGGACGACGAAATCTTAGACGATGAGAAGCTGCAGATGTACCACGGCGGTATGGCTTGTGGATGCGACGAGTGTACTGGTGGCATGGAAGAAGGCATTGCGGGTTACGACGAAGTATCTGGCAACCCTATTCCAATTGGATCGACTGCTAATAACGTAAGAGATGACATCGAGGCGATGATCTCAGAGGGTGAATACATCCTACCCGCTCACGTAGTATCGTGGCACGGGCTAAAACATATTCAAGAAATGCAAGCTGAGGCCGAAATGGGGTTGATGTCTATGGAGATGGACGGCCTGATACAGCACGTAGAACAGTCTGAGGCAGAAGAAGTCGAGGACGAAGAGATCGACGTACCAGAAGAGGACGTTGATGTAGAGGTCGCCACAGTAGAAGTGGAAGACCAGTTAGAGGATACAGAGGAAGAACTTGAGCCTGTATCAAAACCCCTACCAGCAATGCTTAAAAAACAGAAGATAGCATTTATGGTTTAATTGGATACCCGACTTGTCGGACCCAGTGAGGAAATCATGCAAAAACGTAAATACCAAAGAGCCGAAGAGCCTGATGAAAATTTGACATACAGCGAAGAGCTATCGCAACAACAGCCAGCCGCTGAACAGTTAAATGCCGAAGAGGAAAGCTATAAGAAGCGGTATCAGGATATCCAACGCCACATCCAGACGGTACGTGACCAGAAGGATAAAGAACTGGCAGAGGTAAAAGCCCAACTAGAGGCCGCTACCCGTAAGCAAATTAAGTTCCCTAAGACTGACGAAGAAGTCGATGAGTGGAGCAAACGCTATCCAGATGTTGCAAAGATTGTGGACACCATTGCCCGTAAACGTGCCAATGAAGTTCTAGCCGAAGGCGAGAAGCGTCTACAACAAGTAGAGAATTTTGAGCGTAAACTGTATCGCCAGAGCGCAGAGCAAGAACTTATGAAACTACATCCTGACTTTGCACAGATTAGGAAAGACCCAAAGTTCCATGAGTGGGTAGCTCTACAGCCATCTGCAATGCAGGACAGTGTGTATAAGAACAACACTGACGCTAAGTGGGCCGCACGTACAATCGATCTGTATAAGGCAGATATGGGTCGTCGCGGCAAGTCAACGAAATCAGCCGCACAGGCGGTGGGGCGTACTACATCAGCCGCTCCTACTACTGGCGGTAAGGCTAAGTTCTCTGAGAGCATGGTCGCAGCTATGTCTGATCGTGAGTTTGAACAAAACGAAGCAGCCATTAGTGAAGCCATGAGATCAGGTGCTTTTGTCTATGATATATCGGGCGCAGCCCGTTAACTTACTTAATTAGTTGTTGATTTAACCACTTAATTATGTTACAATGAACCCATTGTATTAATAAGATTAGAGACACCTTATTCTTCGGTATACCTCTACTCTTCCCCCCCAGATAATATACTAAGTCTACCAGCGAGTTTGGACCCGCTTTAGCGATACTCCTTACAAACTGACACTGCGTTTAACTTATCTGATTTAGCTGCCTTGGCACTCAATTAAGTGCGTTCTCAAGGCATATTTCAAGCCATTTCATTTAAGGAGACACTCAAATGGCATTTCCAGTAGCATCAGGTTATGGCAACTTACCAAACGGTAATTTCTCGCCAGTAATCTATTCCAAGAAAGTCCAGAAGGCTTTCCGTAACTCTTCTGTTGTAGAAGATATCGCAAATACCGATTATTCTGGCGAAATCGCAAACATGGGCGATAGCGTCAAGATTATCAAAGAACCAGACATCACAATCAATTCTTACGCACGTGGTACAACACTTGCGACACAAGATTTGACAGATGCCGATTTTACTATGGTCGTCACTGAAGCGAACTATTTCCAATTCGCAATGGACGATATCGAAGAGGCTCATAGTCACATCAATTTTGTCGATCTAGCAACAGATCGTGCTGGCTATAAACTTCGTGATGCGTTTGACCGTGAAGTACTAGGCTATATGTCTGGTTGGGACTGGTCAGGTTCTGCATGGGGTCGCCGTACAGCTTTGGATACAGGCGGTACAAAAGCAGACTCGACTGCAGGTAACGACGAACTTCTAGCAGCCAACAAATTGGACATCACTGATTTCGGTGGTTCTGACATCGGCGGCGAAGCAGAAGTTACTTCTATCCCGACAGCGGCAGGTGGCGGTGCAGGTGCAATCACTTCACCACTAGCTATCCTGAACCGTATGGCTCGTTTGTTGGATGCGGCTAACGTAGACACAGATGGTCGTTGGGTTGTAGTAGACCCAGTCTTCAAGGAAATCTTGATGGACGAAGACGCGAAGTTGGTTAACGCTGACTACGGTGGAGGCGATGAAGTACGCAATGGTCGTATGCCAAACCTTATCCGTGGCTTCCGCGTATATACTTCGAACAACCTTCCATACGAAGGTACAGGTCCGGGTACTTCTGCATCAGCGGGTTCAGAAGCTAACTACGGCGTACTAGTCGCAGGTCACGACTCTGCAGTGGCGGTAGCGGATCAGATCGCAAAGACTGAATCATTCCGTTCACCAGACACCTTTGCAGATATCGTTCGGGGTATGCAACTATACGGTCGTAAGATTTTACGTCCAGAAGGACTAATCACTGCTAACTATAACCTAGCATAAACTATACTAAGGGGCTGGTCAAGTACTGGCCCCTTTATTCTGCTTTAAGGTGTCTTATGCCCAGTACATATATAGCTCTATGTAACCAAGTTCTTCGCCGCCTTAATGAGGTGGAGATATCAGAAGCCGACTTCGGGTCGGTTCGTGGCGTTCAGGCACTCGTAAAAGATGCTGTTAAGTCGGCGGTTGCCAAGATTAACCAAGCTGAGTTTGGTTGGCCTTTCAACGCGGCTGAGGAGACAGACACTCTAATTGTAGGGCAGGAAGAATATACTTGGCCTCAATACTTTAAAGTAGCTGACTGGAACAGTTTCCAAATTCAGGCAAACGATAGTCAGAACACTGGCTATAAGACGTTGAAGCACATAGACAGAGATGAGTGGTATTCCAAGTATCGTGACGACGACTATGCCGCTGGCTCTGCAGGTCGTGGCGTACCACAGTTTATCTTTGCGGGACACGGCAATGGCTACGGTGTCAGCCCATCTCCAGACAAGGCATATACTCTGAAGTTCAGATACTACATGAACTACGCAGATATTACTAATGCCACTGACGTAACCAGAATACCAGAGAGCTACGACACCGTCATCATCGATGGCGCAATTTATCATATGTATATGTTCAAGGACAACTTAGAGGCTGCACAGGGCGCATTCATCGCCTTCGAGCGCGGCATTAAAGACCTACAGACCCTGTACATTAACGACGATGTTTATATTCGAGATACGCGGATTAAGTATTAATGCCTGACAATATACAGTCATTTAAACTGATCTGTAGCGGCGGTCTAAATAGTAATGAAAATCACTTAGACCTGTCGGATAACAATCCCGGTGCCGCTACACGACTAGTTAACTATGAGCCGTCATTATTTGGCGGCTATCGGCGTATTGAGGGGTACGATGAGTATGATCCCGATTATGGTGAAGTAACCGTTGACGGTCAGTCCACTGCCACTGGCAAGGTTCTAGGGCTAGCAATCTTCAAGGATGACGTTAGCAACACCACAAAGATTATTGCCGCACGGGAAGACGCTACAGGCGGTAACTACAGCTTCTACTACTACACTGCCTACATTGGCTGGCGTAAGTTTACTCTAGACCACGGCGTTACTCGCCCAATGACGTTGAACAGCCGTACAGTCACTAAGCTGCGTCACGTTACTTTTAACTTTGGTACAGGTAATAAGATTGTATTTGTAGATGGGGTAAACCCAGCAATCGTATTCGACGGTGACCATTGGGAAGAACTAAAGTCTACAAACGCAGGTGGATATACCTCTGGAGCGGGTCACACTACTAATACTGGCGGTGGAGACCAATGCCTGAACGCCCCTGCCCTCGTAGACGTATTCAAGAATACTCTATTTCTAGCTGGCGATACGGCATTCGGCGCGGCAATCGCCCACTCTGCCCCCACAAGCACTGCAGACCCTGACGGCTTCTATGACTTCACTTCCGCAAGTGGCGCAGGTCAGATAGCCGCTGGCTTCGACGTAATACAGATTAAGCCATTCCGCGACGACTTGTTTGTCTTTGGTACAAACGGCATTAAGAAAATTACGCTAGACGCAGCCAATACATTTGTGACTGATCAGGTCACTGCAAACGTGGGCTGCGTAGCCAGAGACAGCGTATTGGAAATCGGCGGCGACTTGATGTTCTTGTCTCCTGATGGCTTCCGACCCGTTGCTGGTACTTCTCGTATTGGTGACGTTGAACTTGAGACTGTGAGTAAACCCATTCAGGCGACACTCGTAGACCTGATTGCCAATAGCGATATGGACACGCTCAACGGCGTAGTCATCCGCTCCAAGTCACAGATCAGATACTTCATTGGCGATAATACCCTAGCCGCAAGCGACAGCATTGGCATCATCGGCGGTCTGACTAATAGCTCAGGTGCAATCGCTTGGGAGTTTGGTGAGCTACTAGGCATTCGAGCCTCTTGCTGCACCAGTGGATACATAGGCACCACAGAGTTTATCCTGCACGGCGACTATGACGGTAAAGTCTACCGCCAAGAGAATGGCACTTCGTTTAACGGGGGAGACATCGTATCAATTTATGCCACTCCGTATATCGACTTCGGAGAGACAGAACAGCGGAAGACACTGCGTAAGATCAATACATTTATTCGGGCTGAGGGTCCGTTTGAGATGCTTCTATCAATGACTTACGACTGGGGTGACGGCAACGTGTCTACACCCGCTACTTATTCACAAGCGTCCACGGGCGCACCTACCAAGTACGGTGGTAGGAACATCACATATAATGCAACAAACGTACTTTATGGCGGTTCATCGAAGCCAATTATGACCAGTGATATTCAGGGATCGTGCTTTGCTGCACAGGCTACTTACGTGACCGTAGGTCAGACAGAGCCTTTTTCTATTCAAGGAATGGTCTTCGAATTTACTATGGCAGGGAGAAGATAACAGATGGCAGGTTATACAAGGCAGTCCACTGCTAGTATCATTAACGGATCACCTATTACTGCACCACCGTTGAATGCAGAATTTAACCAGCTTCTAGCTGCCTTTAATGCTACTACAGGCCACTCACACGATGGCTCTACAGGCAACTCCCCTAAGATTAACCTAGCGACATCTGTCTCTGGTTATCTGCCAGCGGAAAATGGTGGTATTGGTGGTGCCAATAAGATGGATGCGACTACCGCACCTCTGGCGACCAACGACAATACAGAGGGTTATGCTCCGGGTTCATTGTGGGAGAACACCACCAATGGACGCATATACATCTGCGTGGGCAGCACCACTAACGCAGCCGTCTGGCGAGAGCTAGTACAAGTCATCACTGACAACGTAATCAAGCCCATTAGCACAGACACTGTGGACCTCGGCACCAACACGGAACGCTTCCAAGACCTGTTCTTGAGTGGGGGTATTGCGGCGGCTGGAAACGCTACTCTAGGTGGCACTCTAAACGTCACTGGTAATAGTACTCTTGGTGGCACTCTAGCAGTCACAGGCAACGTAACTGCCTCTGGTAATGCGACTGTAGCGGGTACTCTTGGGGTCACTGGCGACACCACCGTAGCCAATCTGTCTGCCACTGGTACGACTACTATTACGTCTATTGACCTGAACTCAGGTGCTATTGATAACACTACTATCGGTAATACGAATGCAGCCGCTGGTACGTTTACTACACTTACAGCCAATACAAGCCTGACTGCAGCCACAGCCGATATCAATGGCGGTAGCATAGACAATGCCACAGTAGGTGCCTCTACACCTTCTAGCGGTGCGTTCACTACTCTGACTGCTACAGGCGCGACTACTCTGGCTACAGCCGACATTAACGGCGGCACTATAGATAATTCAGTAATTGGGGCCACTACTGCAGCCGCTGGTAGCTTCACCACTCTTACGGCTACAGGCTCCACTACACTCGCCACTGCAGACATTAATGGCGGTACAATTGATAACGCTACTATTGGGGCTACTACTCCTTCCTCTGGCGCATTCACCTCAGTGTCTGCCTCTGGTGGATTTACAGGCGACATCACTGGTGCCGTGACAGGCAACGTGACTGGCGATGTCACTGGTAATGTTACGGGAAATGTGACTGGTAACTTAACTGGTAACGTAACATCTAGCGGATCGTCTTCATTCAACAACGTCACTATCGACGGTACGTTGAACATGAATGCAGGTACGACTGCTACAATCACTAACCTTACTGATCCAACTAACGCACAAGACGCTGCCACTCGTAATTATGTGGATACGTCTATTGCTAACTTGGTTGATAGCAGCCCGTCTACACTAGACACGCTAAACGAGCTAGCGGCTGCGCTGGGCGACGATCCCAACTTCTCCACAACAATCACAAACAGCATTGCGACTAAGCTGCCACTAGCTGGCGGTACAATGACTGGCGCAATCGCTATGGGTACTAACAAGATCACTGGTGCAGGTGATCCCACAGCGGCCCAAGACGTTTCGACAAAAAATTACACTGATACCCAAGACGCACTACAGCTATCGCTTACAGGCGGTACGATGTCTGGTGCGATTGCTATGGGCAGCAACAACATCACTGGCCTTGCTGCACCCACGGCTAATGACCATGCAACCACAAAATTGTACGTGGACAATATCCTTGGATCAGCAACTGTAGCGGCGACTTCAGCCACTAACGCTGCAACTTCTGAGGCAAATGCTGCTACATCAGAAACCAATGCGGCTAACTCTGCTACAGCGGCTGCAAGTTCAGCTACTTCTGCAGCGGCCTCGCTTGATAGCTTCGATGATCGTTATCTAGGCGCAAAGGCTACAGCACCTACTGTAGACAATGACGGTGATGCGCTAATCATTGGTGCGCTATACTTCGATACGACTACAGACACCATGAAGGTGTACGGCTCTTCTGGTTGGGTAAACGCAGGTTCATCAGTCAACGGTACATCAGACCGCCAGACTTACACCGCTACTGCAGGTCAGACAGTCTTCGCTGCTACCTATGATGCAGGTTATGTGGATGTCTACCTAAACGGCGTAAAGCTACTAGCAGGAACTGACTTCACAGCCGTAAACGGTACAAGCATTGTATTAGCCTCTGGTGCTGCTAACAACGACATCGTGGACATTGTGGCTTATGGTACATTCGTCCTAGCCGATCACCTCACAGAAACGCAGTCTGATGCGAAGTATGTTCAGCAAACGCATACTGGCGATGTTAGCCTCAATGGTAATTTGGGTATTGGTACCACAGGCACCCCAACTCAACGGGTACAGATTGGTGCAGCGCAGGGTCGAACATTTGTTGTTGATCAGTCCACCACAAACATAACCCGCCTTGCCAACGACTTCAGCACAGTTCTTGAAGCGGGTGGTGGGTATGACCTTAAACTTCGTTCAAACGGCACATCATCCTTCGGTAACATTATTTTTGAAACGGCTGGTACAACAGATCGAATGAAGATTGCCTCTAACGGCGACATCAGCTTCTACGACACCTCTGGAAACGCCAAGTTCGTCTGGGATGCTAGTACAATGAATTTGGGGATTGGCACAGATACGCCCGTCAATCCTCTAACAGTACAGCAAACATCGCTTAATTGGCCTTATATCGCTTTAACAAATACTTCAGGCACCATTAAGTCGCAGTTTGGTTATCAGGTGAATGACGACTTGTTAGATATTGCTGCAAATAGTGGTGGTATTAAGTTTAGAACATCTAACACTGAAACTATGAGGCTGACATCGGCGGGAAATCTTGGCCTCGGAACTCAGACTCCACAAAATTATTCAGGCCAAACATCCCTCACCATCAACGGTTCTACAACAGGTCGTTTAGACTTACAAGGCAACGGTGTTCAGGGCGGGACTATCTTCAGTACAAACGGCACTGGCCTGACCGTGCAAACTGGTTATGGCAAAATACTTACGCTTGAAAGTGGAACAACAGGTAATATCCAGTTTAAAACCAACGGCTCGGAGAAAATGCAGCTTACCCAGTATGGTAACTTGCTGGTGGGGACTACTGATAGCACACCAGTTGGTTCTGGTTCTAATGGCACGGCTATTGGTAATGGCATTATTGAAAGCCTAAAATACAAAGGCGCATCCCTAAAACTAGATCGTTATGGTGACAGCAACAACTCCAATGATGGTAGTATAATTGAGTTTTATTCAGGCTCTTCTGGTCAGGTGGGGAGTATTGGGCTAACCTCAACCCAAAGACTAACTATTGGCTCCTCTGTTGATACTGATGTTGGATTAGTTTTTCAGCCAGATACAGACAAACGGATTTACCCTGTTGGTGATGACGTCGTTGAACTGGGTCGCACAGGGCATAGGTTCAAGGATTTAATGCTCTCTGGCGGTGTCTACCTTGGCGGCACTGGGTCGGCTAATAAGCTGGATGACTATGAGGAGGGGACTTGGACACCTGCGATGTCGGGTTACAGTGGTGTTACTTACGGCACTAGAGTTGGTTATTATACAAAAGTAGGCCGAATGGTTATGGCTAATTTTTACATGAGCATAACCAATATAGGTACATACACAGGAAATTCACACATAGCGGGTCTTCCTTTTGCTGCGGGTATTAGTAATACAGCAGCTTGCGGCGTACAGCTTACAGTTATGACTGCTTTGAATGCAACACGAGATGAACATTTTGGTGCGCTCTACAATGGTGGTTCTTCTTTATTTATTTACGATAAATCGGGAAATGCCAGAAACGGAAACAACCACCAAGCAGGGGCATACGCAGGCACACTCGTATACATGACATCATAACCCACTGCATAGCTTTGGGTCGGACAGTCCAACCATCATAGCTCTCGCCTCGTGCGAGGCTCACTAAGGAGATAAACGATGGCACTAACAGAAGAAACAGTACAAGACAAAATAGAGGTCGTAGGCGACTTCAAGCACGTTCAAGTGCGTACAGCCACGGTCATCAAGCGTGACGGTATAGAGATCAGCCGATCATTCTCACGCCATGTAGTCGCACCAGATGCAGACATCACAGGTGAAAGCACAGAGGTGCAAGCCATCTGCGCAGCCGTTCATACGCAAGCAGTAAAAGACGCATACGCAGCCCACATTGCGGCA